CTTCGTCGTCCGTCATGCCTGCTTCTCCCCGGCCTTGGCCTCGGGCTTGGCGGGCGGCGCCGCGGCTGCGGTTGCCGCCGCCCCGATCGGCAGGACCGCCGGCTCGGGCGTCGCGCAAGCCTCTGCCGGGCTGTCCTTCCAACCGTCGTCGATCGCCGCCTTCTCGGCCGCCTCGTCCTCGATGCGCTGCACGTCGCAGAGGTATTTGTTCTCGATCTTCAAGGGCTTGTCGGCGAGCATATGGCCCTGGCCGGTGCCGGCCTTAAACATCAGTTTGGGAAATTCGGTCATGCCGTCCCCGCTGGTATCTGTTCGGCCAATGGTTGCTGCTGCGCCTGCTGCTGTAGATGCTCGGCCAGGGCCTGATGCTCGGCGAGCTGCTGCCGGCGATGCTCGGCGAGGATGTCTGCACCGGTCTTGACCCGCTTGACGCCCGCGTCATGGGTCTTGATCGCCATGTCATGCTGCAGGTGATCGGCCCTGGCGACGTTGAGCCGGGCGCTCGCCAGCTTGGAGATCGTCTCGACCGGCGTCTCGGGTGGCTTCTGAAGACCCGTCGGCACTGCCGGCGCGGCGTCGGGGCCGCCCAGTGCCTCGGCCTGCGCCCCCTTCAGATGCGCCGCCGCCAGCTTGTCGACCGACGACGCCTTGTTGAGTTCGGCCTGCGACTGGGCCTGCGCCGCGGTCGCCATCAGCGCCTGGTCGGCCGGGCTCGGCTGCTGCTGGCCCTGTGCCGCCTGCGCTTGCGCGATCTGCTGGGCTTCCTCGGGCGTCGGCTTGACCACGCCCAATGCGATCAGCTTGTTGCGCGCCCAGGTCTGCAGCTCGTCCTGGCCCTCGCCGTCCATGTTCATCGTCGCGGTCAGGAGCGATGCTTGCGCTAAGTCCATCGCCTGCGCCTGGGTCGCCACCGCGGCCAGTTCCATGCTCTGCCGCACGGTCTTCTGGCGCTTGGTCGCGGTCGATTCCTGGACGCTCGAGACGACCTTGTAGGCGCCCTGGCTGAGGTCGTTCCTGATCTTGTAGACGTTGTTCTGGTCGAGATAGGGCTCGGCGATCGTCGCGGTCGAATCCTTGCCGTCCGCGGTCAGCGTCGCGATCTTGCGGCCCGGCTCGTAATAGGCCTCGCGCGCCTTGCCCTTGTAGACCTCGCCCTCCCACTGGATCGTCAGGCGCATGTTGTCGAGGTAGATGCCCGACTTGGCGTCGACCCGGGCTGCGGCGATGTCCATCGCATCGGCCGAGATGTTCGACTTGACCTGGTCGGCGTTGTCGTCCTGGTCGGTCAAATCGGCGCTCGCGATCTGCAACAGCCCGACCGTCGCCGGCGGCACCTGCGGCGGCTCGATCTTGCCGATGGGTCCTGCCTGGGCGATCGACCCGTCGGGATTCCGCAGCACCTTCAAGAGCCGCAGCGGCGTGCGGTCGATATTGCCCCGCGCCCATTGCTCGAGGATCACCGGGTCGACCTGCTCGGGATCGACGATCGGCACGTCGAACGGCGACAGCGACTGGGTCTCGACGACCTTGCCGATGCTCGCGTTGTAAATCCGCTGGCTGTCCATCCGCTTGGCGACATGGCCGCGCCAGCGGATCATGTTGTCGACGAACTCGAACCGCCCGTAATAGGGGATCACCGGGATCTTCGGCCCGAGGATAAAGCCGCAGTCCTTCAGCACCTTGGTGCCGTTGAGTATGTATTTATGGACCCGGCGGCGATCGACCTTCTTCGCCTTCGACTTCCAGCCCAGCGCGCGCAGTTCCCTGGTCGCGGCGCCGTCAATCTCGCTGTCGTAATAGCGCTGGGTCTCGCCGCTGATCCCCTGGGTGAAGGTGATCAGTCTGTCGGCGACATGCTCGACCTCGTAATATTCCGCCGTCCTGACGACGTCCGGGGTGTACCAGTCCCAGGCGTATTGCCAGCCGACCAGCGGCCAGTCGGCGAGGTTCTCGGCCCCCCATTTCTCCTCGGCCAGGATGCGCGGATCGGCGGAGAGGACGAACGCCCATTCGGCATCGGCATGGTTGTAGAGCACGCTTGCGCCGTCGAAATAGACGCTCTGGTCGGCATCGACGATGATCCGCGCCGGGTTAACCCTGAGGTTCTCGTTCTCGGGGTCGTCGGGGTCTTCATGGTCTTCCGTAGCGCGATAGGCCCCGAAGCCGCCGCGGATGCCCTCCTTGAAGGCGTTGTCGCGGGCGAGATCCGAGCCAAAGAACGCGCTGTCGGCGCGGTAGCAGCCATCGAGCGTGTCGGCGGTCTCGTCGTCGGCGATGTCGTCGGCCGGCAGGAAATCGACCGTCAGCCGGTTCTCGCGATAGTCGGTCTCGATCTTCTCCAATGACTTGGTGATCTTGTCGACCTCGGGGCGGGGCGTGTTCTCGAACTGCTCGAGCCACGGCCCTTCCCATTGCGCCCCGGAGATGGTGACGAAACGACGGGCCTCGAGCGATTGCGCGCGGAGCTCGCGCTGCGGCACCGCAACGGTGTCAAACCGGCGCATCGCCCGCTCATGGACGCTCTCGAGGTCGTGCTTGTTGGTGCCGTGCTCGAAGTCGTTGGTCTCGGATTCGGGCAGGGGCTCGAGGTCAGTCGCCATCGGCTATTTCCTCAACCGCTTGCGGCGGTCGATCCATTCCTTGACAGTCTCGCCAGGGTAGTGGTCGTCCTTGACCAGGCGGCCGAGCGCGGACTTCGACAAGCGCTTGAACTCGCGGGCGTAAATCTGGCAGACGCGGCCCCCGCTCAGCCCATAGCGTGCGGCCAGCGAGGCATAGGTCTCGCCGGTGCGCCAGCGATCCTCGAAGATCGCGATGTTGCGGCGTGCGTCTTCAGCCCGGACATCGGCCATTCTAAGCCCCTCTGAGCGATTTTCAGCAGCCAGTGGTGTCCGTAGCCACTCGAGCCCGGAATCGCGCTCAGCGGGCAGATTTGGGGCCTTGGCGGGCATTTCAGCCATCATCGCCCCCTCGCTGCGAACGCGGACTTGAGACTGGGGATCGAAACCGGCGTTTCGGCCCGGGCGAACGGCTGGTGCGACAGCATCGCCTCGGTCATCGCCCAGACCAGCGCATCGACCCGGTTGGGCGAGCCCTCGCCGAGGTAGGCGTTCGGCGTCATGACCATCATCTCGTCCTCGAGCGCCTCGAGCCCGGCCCGGCGCAGATGGCTGACCCGGCCCTGCTCGTAGAGCGCTGAGACCGGCTCGGCCCGCGCCGCCTTGCCGCGGCTGGCGGTCACTTCCTTGTAGGCCACCGAGCGATCGACGTTGCGGATCACCGCCTCGACCATCGCCCCGCCGAAGTTGCGCTCGGCGACGATCCGGTCGGCCTGGTGGCGGTGGTAGGCAGTCACCGCAACCCGCGCCCAGGCGTCGGGCGACAGCTTGCAGGTCAGGTCCTCCAGCACATAGCCGCGCCCGTCCATGCCGCGCCCGACCACGACGATGCCGATGTCGTCGCCCTCATCGCTGCCGCTGGTCCCCGACGGGTCGATCGCGACGACCACCCGCGACAGCTGCGGCGCCTCGTCGACCCGGCTGCGCTCGATCATCTCGCGGGTCCACAGCGCGCCGGGCACATCGTCGAGGATCTCGGCCTCGAGCTCCTGGCGGCCGAGCCTGGTGCCGGCGTAACGCTCGTGGATCGCCTCGATGAACGAGGCTGCGAGGTTGGCGCGGTTGTCCATCGTCCGGCCGCGGGTCGTGACCGTCGTCGGGTCGGCGATCAGCCGCTTGATCATCGGGATCGGCCGCGGCGTCGTCGTTGCGACCTGGCGGGGGTGATGGCCGAGCCTGAGGCCGAACTGCAGCTGGTCCCAGGTTTCCTGGGCGTATTGCCATTTTGCCGGCTCGTCAGCCCATGCGAGGTCGTGCTGCGGCCCGCGCAGCTGATCGGGCTCGGTCGCGTTGTAGAGCGTGCCCACAGCGCCGTTGGGCCATGTCAGGCGGCGCTTGGACGGCTCGTAGTCCGGGCGGAAGTCCTCCGGGTGGACCGACAGCAGCCCCGCCTGGCCCTCGACCATGACGTCGCGGGCATCGGCGCTGGTCTCGCCAACGATCGCCACCCGGTTGTAGCGCCCGGCGGCAAGCGGGGTCGGGCCGCAGATCATGGCGCGGATGAACTCGGCGCCGGTGCGGGATTTGCCCCAGCCGCGGCCGGCAAGGATGAGCCAGGTCTTCCAGTCGCCGTCGGGCGGCAGCTGTTCCGGCCTTGCCCAGCCCTGGCGGTTAGGGCTGCCGGGCCAGTCGTAGGGGAGAAACCGCCGCGCCTCACTGGATAGTCCCGCCATCACGCTCATCCGCCGTTCCACCGGAAGTGCCCGCAGCAAGCAGACGAGCGAGGGTGTCGAGTTCATTCTGCACCTGTTCGGTCTGGATCGGTCCTCCGTCCGGGCCGCTGTGGACGTTGTGGACCGTCTCGCGCCAGCCCATCTGGGTCTTGGCCCAGAAGATCAGGCTCGCGGTATCGCCGGACATCGCCTTCTGGAACAGCTTGCCACCGATCTGGGCGTTGACCTTGATCTTGCCCAGGTCGAGCTCGCGGCGGCAGTGCAGGACCAGCGTCTGGACGTGCTTGTCCATCAGCGCGGCGATCTGCTCGCGGGTGTAGCCGATCGAGACATAATGCTCGACCATGCGGCGCTCGGCGTCGGTCGGCTGCCATGCCTGCGGGCCGCGCTTGCCCATTATGCCGCTGCCTTGACGTCGCGCTCGCCGCGCAGGCCGTCGAACAGCCGGCCGTCCTCGTGGGTCGCCTGCTTGCCGGTGAAGGCTTGCCACCTCAGAATCGAGACATCGACATAGGCCGGATTGAGCTCGATGGCGTGGATCGCTCGCCCGGTCATCTCGCCGGCAATGATCGTCGTGCCGCTGCCTACGAACGGATCGTAGACCGCCTGGCCCGGGCTGCTGTTGTTCTCGATCGGCCGCTTCATGCATTCGACCGGCTTTTGCGTCGGGTGAGGCGTCTTCGCCTCTTTGCTGCCGCCCATGATGTGAATCGGGCTCGCGAAGTCCCAAACGGTCGTCTGCTTACGGTCGCCGGACCAATGGCCGGTTCCGCGCACTGCGTACCAGCATGGCTCGTGCTTCCAATGATAGTCGCCGCGACTCATCGCCATCACGGTCTTGTTCCAAATGATCTGCGACCGAAGCGCGAAACCGCATGAGGTCAGGCTCTCCGCCACGACGCCCGACATCAGCCCGCCGTGCCAAACGTAGACGATCGATCCGGGGAACAGCGCCCACGCCTCACGCCAATCCGCCCGGTCGTCATGGTTGACTAAGCCCGTGCGGTTGGCTCCCATCGGGTTAAGACCAGCCTTCCCGCGCCACGTCGCATCATACTCCACCCCATAGGGCGGGTCAGTCACCATCAGGTGAGGGGTGACGCCATCCAGGCAGCGCGCCACCGTATCGGCGTCGGTTGAATCCCCGCAGACCAGGCGATGCCGCCCCAACACCCAGACATCGCCCTGCACGCTCACGGCCTCGGCCGGCGTCTCTGGCACGTCGTCCGGGTCGGTCAGGCCCTCGGTCATGTCGGCGAGCAGGGTTGCCAGTTCGTCGTCACTAAAGCCGAGCAGCGACAGGTCGAAGCCGTCATCGCCGAGCCCGGCCAGTTCGATGGCAAGGAGGGCATCATCCCAGCCGGCGTTGAGCGCCAGCTTGTTGTCGGCGATGACCAGCGCACGCTTCTGCGCCGCGGTGAGGTGGTCAAGGGCGATGACCGGCACCTCGTCCATGCCGAGTTTGCGGGCAGCGAGCAGGCGCCCATGACCCGCGATGACTCCGTCTTGGCCGTCGACCAGGATCGGGTTTGTCCAGCCAAACTCGCGGATGCTCGCGGCGATCTGCGCGATCTGCTCGTCGGAGTGGGTTCTGGCGTTGCTGGCGAAGGGGATCAGGGCGGCAATCTGGCGCTGCTCGAGCTTTATAATCGTGGTCGTTTCGCCCACTGGCTTACTTGCCCTTCAGCTTCTTGTTGGCCTTGGCCTTGATCCTGGCGGCGGCTGCGGGCGACATGCGCCCGGCCTTAACTGCTTGAGTTGCGCGGCCTTTTGCGTTGGCTGCCCGTGCTGCGGTGTCGACGGGGAATGTGCGGCCGGCGCCTGCGAACTGTGACTTGGGCAGGGCGTTGCGCCTGGTGGTGGTGAGTTTGGCCATCAGCCGACCCTCGTGCCGAGACCGATGCCGCCGCCGCCGAGGACGTTGAACAGGAAGACGGCGAGGAGGAGGATGAGGATGAGGGCGGTGACCCAGTTCCACGGTGCGGGGAGATAGGGGAACAGCCAGATGATGGCAGCGACGGCGAGGACGGCGAGGATGATGGTGGCGATGGTCATGCGACGTCCCCGGCGAGGCGGCTGCTCGACATGGGACGACGGTATTAGCCCTAAAAATCAGCGGATCTAGTAAGACAATTAGTCAGCGGGGTTTTGGTCGCCAGCCGTCAGTGAGGGCTTCCAGGGCGACTTCGACGGAGCCGGGGATGTCGCGGTCGCCGGCTTCCCACTTGCGGATCGTGCGGCCGTCTACGCGCAGAAGCGCAGCGAGCCCGGCCTGGGTCAAACCAAGCCGGGTCCGCGCTGCTTTCAGTTCAACGTCGGTCACGGGACCCCATCAGACGGCCGATTACGTTGCCGATTTTGTCAGTTACGGCGACGAGCAGGAAGATTCCGACTGCCCCAATGACCCAGCTAAGGATGAGAACTTCAGCGGTGGTGATCAGGTCGCTCATTTGGCGGACCAGCGGCAGGCATCACGCCGAGCGGTCATCTTCGCCTTGTCGAGTTCGGCCATCGCGCCGCGGCTCGGGTATGCTTCTAGCGCCATGTCCCAGAGATCGGCGGCAGAGGCCCAGTTGCAGGCCTTCTCGGCGGTCAGGGCGGCGTTGCGAAGCTGTGCTGTGGTCATGGTTCAGCCCTTCCTGCCGGCGCGGATGGTGACGAAGCGGCCGGCGCGATAGTCGCGGGCGACGGAGGCGGTGGCGCTGCCGGCCCAGTAGGCGGCGAAGCTGTCGTTGGTGGCGGCAACCGCCGCGTCGTGCTCGGCGGCGCGTGCGGTGGTGAGTTCCTTGTTGGTCATTTACATTCTCCCTTGTCAGGTGGGCGTCTGCCCGTGGTCGATGTCCAAGCAATAGGCCCATTGGGCCGCATAGGTCAAACATTATTTTCGCCAATCGTGAAATTAATTTCAGGCGATGCGGCCCATGCGCTTGAGGTCGTTGAGGATGCGGCGGGCGGAATTGTAGTCGGAGATGCCGCAGCGGCGGGCGAGCTCGGCAAGCGAGATGCGTTCGCCGGCTTCGATGGCCTGGCTGTATTCGTGGAGGACGTCGAGGCGGCGCCTGGTCATCTGGAGGGGTGGCCGGCCTATGGTCATGTGGTCATCCTTCGGCGTAACGTCTTGAGACTTCGCGGTAATGCTCGATGCGCCGCTGATCTTCCGCGTGTTCTTCGCGGATCGCCTGGTCGAAATATTTGAGTTTGCCGACAGGCCTGCCTCGTTCGGTCTCCCGCTCGGCAAGCCTGCGGACGTTGGGCAGGATGGTGTCGTCGAGGCTGATTCCGGCCGCTTGCCAGTCGCGTAGCAGCGTGGCGTCGGCTGGAGGGCTTGTCATGCTGGCGGCTTGCATGACCTGTCGGAGATCGTCCGGCATGGCAGCCGGCGGCGGGCGTGGCGTGGCAGCCTCGCGCGGGGTGTCTAGTAGAGGCCTAGCTTCTTCTTCTTTCTTTCTAGCTTCTGGCCTCTGGGGCTGGGGGTGACCCTCG